CCCTATAATCCCCCCTTAATCTCCCCCGAAAAGAAAGAGAGAGGGCGCGCTCTGTCGGTGGCGGTGGGGGGCATTTGTAGACTCTACTTGGGCGAGAGGTGGTGAGCCCGTTATGCTAAATTTTGAAAATTTAGACAAGACTGTATTTGCGGGGATTCCACCATACGGTATCCCGGAGATTCAGTCAGAACATATCGATATCCGGCATCTGGAATGGATACCGTTCAATTACGCCAAGACAGCCAAAAACCGGAAAAGTAAAGGCATCCACTTTTATTTGGATGATTACCAGTTCAACAGACTTTGGAACCGGCCAGATGACTACATCTCGTTGCTATCTGCTTTTGGGGCAGTATGTACACCGGATTTCTCGCAGTATACCGATATGCCAGTTGCCATGCGCATTTATAACCACTACCGAAAGCACTGGATGGGCGCATATTGGCAGATGCACGGTATCCGTGTGATACCAACAATCTGTTGGAGCGCACCGGATAGTTTTGACTGGTGCTTTGACGGAGAACCACGCAATGCAATCATTAGTATTTCCAGTGTCGGGACACAGGCGAGGCCAGAAACGCAAGAAGCCTTCGCCGTTGGGTGTAGGCGGGCTATTGAGGTGCTGAAACCATCTGAAATTCTATGGTATGGGCAATGCCCGGAAGAGTTTGACTGGAATGTGGTACGAATAAAACCTCACTATGAGGACGTTGTCGGGAGGCGAAAGAATGGGCGGAAGAGGTAGCGCTGGAGGCGGCGGAGGGAAGATTGCATCACTCCCCAAACTTGTCGGCAGCGAAAAGCAGATAGCGTGGGCAACAGATATTAGGAACCAGGCATATACAAACTTGGATACGATTGAACGAAACGCAAGGAAAGTATTCACTGACGGCGGGAGAATGGATACAGGTATTTCAGTGAAATCTGTTGAAACTGTTCGCCGAGAAATTACTTATGTTTTCCAGAACCAAGCCAATGCGAAAACGCTTATCGATTCAAGAGGTACGTTTTCTTTTGGCACTCTTGACCGGATGGTTAGAGAAGAAGAAAGAACAGGATTCATATCAGAGGCGCAGAAGAAAAGAAGAAAAAGGTAAGACGAGGTGGTGACATGGCTGCACGGCTGACAGACAGACAAAAAAAGAAAATTGTGGCTGATTATCTGGAGACCGAGAGCTATAACGCCACGGCGAAAATCAATGGGGTTTCCAAAGATACCGTTAAGCGTGTTGTGTTAGGTTGCGAAGGATTCGACCAAAAGGCGCAACAAAAAAAGAGACAGAACACGCTGGATATGTTGGCCTTCATGGAGACCCGCAAAGAGAAGATGCAGGAAGCGATCGACCTACACCTGATGGCGCTGACAGACCCGGAAAAGATAAGTGATGCCGGTTTGTCTCAAATCGCCACTTCTTTCGGGATTATCGTTGACAAGGCCACAAAGAACACAGCCAGCGGGAACGACAGTTTGAATAAACTGGACGGGCTGTTGAAGGAGTTCAGGGATGCTGTTAAGTCTGAAACAAACTGAATTTGTCCGAAAGGGGCATCACCGCTGGAACTTTAAGGGAGGGGCTACTCGTTCGGGGAAAACATACCTTGATTTTCGGTGGATTATCCCAATCCGCATCCGGGAGCGCGTCGGGAAGGATGGGCTGACGGTCATCCTTGGAGTCACCAAGTCCACCATTGAGCGGAATGTGCTTGAGCCTATGCGAACGATCTATGGTGATGCTCTTGTTGGCACGATCTCCAGCGACAATACGGCGTGGATATTTGGGGAAAAGTGCTACTGCCTTGGAGCTGAAAAGGTTTCCCAGGTCTCGAAAATCCGCGGCGCGTCCATCAAATACTGCTACGGCGACGAGGTGGCAGACTGGAGCCAGGAAGTCTTTGAACTGCTGAAAAGCCGCCTGGATAAAGCGTATTCATGCTTTGACGGTACGTACAATCCACAGGGGCCGAATCACTGGCTGAAAGTGTTTCTGGACAGCAAAGCGGATATTTTTAGCCAGACGTACACAATTGATGATAATCCGTTTCTCCCAGAGGCTTTTGTGGAGAACCTAAAGCGGGAGTATCGAGGAACGGTTTTTTACGACCGTTATATTTTGGGACGGTGGGCGCTGGCCGAGGGACTAATCTACCCCATGTTTGGCGAGAGCAACATCGTGGACGAGGTTCCGGAGAATGGAGAATACTATATCTCCTGCGATTATGGCACATTGAACCCGTTTTCCGCCGGGCTGTGGTGCTGGGACGGCAAAAACGCCACCAGAATCCGGGAGTATTACTATTCCGGGCGGACGGAGCAGATCAGCAAGACAGATGAGGAATACTACACGGAATTGGAGAAGCTGGCTGGGGATTTGCCGGTGCGATCCGTAGTAGTTGACCCATCGGCAGCTTCGTTTATCGAGGTCATCAGACGGCATCGGCGGTTCCGGGTACAAAAAGCGGTCAATGATGTGGTTCCCGGCATCGTCACCACCAGCCGCTACATTCAGGACGGGACGATCAAAGTTCACCGCTCCTGCAAGGACGGTATCCGTGAGTTTGGGCTATACCGCTGGGACGATAAATCCACGGAGGACAAGCCAATCAAGGAGAACGACCACGCCATGGACGATATTCGCTATTTTGTAATGACGATTCTGCGGCACAAGGTACGTAAGGCAAGCCAGCCGCAATATATCCCGCTGTGGGGGAGGTGATTTTTTGCTTACATATCAGGATTTGCTTGCTGTGGGTGAGGATGAAAAAGCCAGAATGGATTTTATCTGGCGGGCGATCAATGAGCACGAAGGCAGCAAGGCATATCAAATGGCAGCTGACGCAGAACTGTACTTTAAGGGCGAGAATCCGACTATCAACCGCTATGAGAAAATCATATATGACATGCAAGGGCGCGCCCACATGGATATGTATACGGCCAATCACAAGATCGCATCCTCCTTCTTCGGCTTTTACGTGCGGCAGGAGGTATCCTACCTGCTGGGCAACGGCGTGACCTTCCAGAACGAGGCCACAAAGGACAAGCTGGGGAAGAAGTTCGACCTGGAAATGGTCAAGGCTGGGAAATACGCCCTGATTGCCGGCGTGTCCTTTGGGTTCTGGAACTTGGACCATGTGGATGTGTTCAAACTGCGGGAGTTTGTCCCGTTATATGACGAGGAAAACGGCGCATTGATGGCCGGTATCCGCTTCTGGCAGGTATCTGATGACAAGCCGCTGCGGGCCACTCTGTACGAGGTGGACGGATACACGGACTATATCCGGCGAAAAGGCGAGGACATAGCGGTACTGAAAGAAAAACGGCCGTATATCTTGCGCCTGCGCACGTCCGAAGCTGACGGGACAGAAATTTACGACGGGCAGAACTATCCGTCCTTTCCTATCGTGCCGCTGAAAAACGGCGATGATGGGTTATCGGAGCTGACGGGAAAGCGGAACACGCTGGACGCCCTTGACCTTTGTACATCCAACATGGTCAACAATGTGGACGAGGGGAATTTGATCTATTGGGTGCTGACCAACTGCGGCGGCATGGATGATTTGGACGATGCGAAGTTCCTGGACAAGGTACGCACGGCGCATATAGTTCACGCTGGGGCAGATGGAGACGAGGGGGCGACAGCGGAGCCGCACACCATTGAGGCCCCATTTAATGGCACAAACGTAACCATTGATATGCTTAAACGCAAGCTGTACGAGGATTTCCAGGCCTTCGATAGTTCGGCGGTGTCGGCGGGCAATCAGACGGCCACTGCCATTGCGGCAAGCTACACGCCGCTTGATTTGAAGGCGGATGACTTTGAGGCAAGCGTTACGGAGTTCATTCTAGGCATTTTGGAATTGGCAGGCATTAACGATTCGCCAAGCTATACGCGCAACCGCATAATCAACCGAGCGGAAGAGACGCAGACCATTCTTATGGGCGCTGAGTATTACGACGACGAGTACATCACCAAGAAGCTGCTGACCATCAACGGCGACGCTGACCAATTCGATGCACTTATGGAACGCAAAGCAGCCGAGGAAATGGAGCGGGTAGAGACAGAACCAGACTTCCCGCCGCAGGAGGAAACCGAGGTGACGGAGGATGCCGAAGCCGGACAGGGCGCACCAGTGGACGGATGAAGAACTGGAAAGGCTGGAACGCCGAATTTCCCGCGTTTACCGTGAGGCGTGGGATGACCTGGAAAAGACCGTAATCGACTATTTTAACCGCTTTGTTGTGCGGGACGAGGAAATGCGGAAGCTGATCGGGACGGAGATAAATGGGAAGGTCTGGACAGAGCATGACTATGAATTGTGGCGGCTGAACCAAATAGGGCGAGGAGAACGTTTTGGCGATTTGGCCGTAAAGGTGGCAGAACGGTATACAAAAGCCAACGAGGTTGCTCTTGCCTATGTCAACGACACCACGCCGGGCATATACACCCTCAATCGAAATTATGCGGCCTACACCATCGAAAAGGTGGCCGGAAATGTGGGCTTTACTTTGTGGGATGAATCCACCGTGCGGCGGCTGATTGTGGAAGAACCTGATCTGATGCCCTACTACCCAAAGAAAAAAGCCTTAAAGCGGGGTATTGACCTGAAATGGGGCAAGAAGCAGATTACCAAGAGCGTCACCAGCGGGCTGTTGCAGGGCAAGAGCGTTGGTAAAATCGCCACCGACCTGCAAGCCAGGGTGAGCGAGATGAACCGGGCAAGCGCTGTGAGGGCGGCGAGAACGGCGGTCACTGGCGCGCAGAACGCCGGGCGCATGGATAGCTATAAAGCCGCCTCTGATATGGGCATAAAGGTTAGAAAACGCTGGGTTGCCACAAAGGACGGACGTACACGGCATAGCCACCAGAAGATGGACGGGCAGACGGTGGAATGGGACGAGCCGTTTACCTCCGAACTGGGGAAGATACGATATCCGGGAGACCCACGGGCCAAGCCTGCAAATGTCTATAACTGCCGTTGCACTCTGCGGACGGTAGAAGCGCCCGGTATCGAAGCAGAGCCACGCAAGATGCGTGTGCGTGACCCTAAGACGGGCCGAAACGCGGTGGTGGAGGAAATGACATACGAGCAGTGGGAAAGGTGGGTGAAAAGCCGTGCCTGATTTGGGCGGTGTGGTGTTCAAAGATTACAGCGCCGAAGTGCTGGAGGCCATGCATGACGCCGTTGTGCGGGCACTAGAGCGGTGCGGCGAACAAGCGGAAGGGCATGCCAAAGGCCTGACTCCTGTTGACACTGGCAATCTCCGCAACAGCATCACCCATCAAGTAGACGAGGGTGAAAGCGCCGTTTACATCGGAAGCAACGTGGAGTACGCTCCCTATGTGGAGCTGGGCACCGGCAGATATACAGAAGGAGGACGGCCCACGCCGTGGGTGTATCAGGACGACGAAGGCAACTGGCACTGGACGGCTGGAAATCCAGCACAGCCTTTTCTCAAGCCAGCGGTGGCCGACCATGCGCAAACTTACAGGAACATCATAGAGGATGAGATGAAAAATGGATGAAAGGCAAATCAAAGCCATTGAGGCCGTTCTCGCAAAAGGAGACAGAATAGAGTTGATTCCCGTAAAAGATGGTGTTAAAATTATACATGTCAAGCGGGAAGAGCTGAAACAGAATATTGCTCCCGCCTCTAAGCGTTGAGGCGGAAGGCCCGAGCGTGGGTGGATATCGAGGAAATCTCGGTATCTGCCCGCGCTTTTTCTTTTTATAAAACCCGCGAAGGAATGCGGTTTTTATAAAACTATCATGGGCGAAGGACTGCCCCCGAAGGAAAGGACGATAGTGTCATGGCACTTACGAGAAAATTTTTGAAAGCATTGGGCCTTGAGGATGACAAAATCGAGCAGATCATCGAGGAGCACACCACGATTGCTGACCGAATGAATGCGGAAATTGAAAAGTACAAGGCCGAAGCGGAAGCCTTGCCCCGTGTCCAAAGGGAACTGGAAAAAGCGCAGGCTGATCTTGAAGCTGGTAAAAAGGACAGCTGGAAGGTCAAGTATGAGGCCGTCAAAGAGGAATTTGAGGGCTACAAGAGCGAACAGACCAAGAAGGAGACCAGAGCGGCCAAGGAAGCGGCTTACCGGGCGCTCCTGAAGCAGGCCGGGGTAAGCGAAAAGCGGCTGGAAAGCGTGCTGAAAGTGTCCGATGTGGACAGTGTGGAGCTGGACGAAAAGGGCACAATCAAGGGCGCAGATAAGCTCACGGAGGGTATAAAGAGCGAGTGGGCGGATTTTATCGGCACCACCTCCATCCAGGGCGCACAAACTGCCACACCTCCGGCCAGCACCGGCGGGAACGGCATGACGAAGGCTGACATCTACAAAAAGGATGACCATGGCCGGTATGTCATGTCTGCCGCGGAGCGCCAGAAGGCGCTTATGGAAAACCAAATTACATGAAAGGACTGAATTAAATGGCTGCTACGAAAGTTGAAAGCCTTACCAATCCGAGGGATTCCCTCCCCAATACCTATACCAGCATTACCGCCCGCGAGGTGGACTTTGTTACCAGATTTAATGATAACTGGGACGCACTCCGCACTATTCTTGGAATCATGCGCCCCATCCGCAAGACACCCGGAACTCAACTGATCTCTTACACGGCGGACGTTACCCTGGAGGACGGCGACGTTGACCCTGGCAATGTGATCCCATATAGCAAGGCCACCATTACTCCGTCCAAAAAGGCTGACTTGACCATTAAGAAGTATGCCAAGGCAGTCCCTATTGAGGACGTAGACAAGTATGGATCGGAGATCGCTGTGGAAAAGAGTGACGATGCGTTCCTAACCAAGCTTCAAAACGTGGTGTTAGGGGACTTTTACACCTTCCTTAATACTGGCTCCCTCACCGGAACGGCGACTACTTGGCAGGCCGCGCTTGCAAAAGCCCAGGGCGAGGTGCTGAATAAGTTCGCCGGTATGGCGAAGGACGTGACCTCTGTCGTCGGATTTGCGAATATCCTGGATGCTTACGATTACCTGGGAGCGGCGGACATCACCGTGCAGACCCAGTTTGGAATCAACTACGTCAAGGACTTCATGGGATATTCCACCCTGTTTCTGCTTCCCGCGACCGTTTCCGGTAATACCGCCATTGCGCGGAACACTGTGATCGCTACGCCCGTTGAAAATATTGACCTTTATTATGCAGATCCTGGCGACAGTGAGTTTGCCCGGCTGGGCCTGAATTACACCGTACAGGGCGAGACCAACCTAATCGGCTTCCACGCTCAGGGCAACTACAGCACCGCTGTGGGAGAGAGCTACGCAATTATGGGCATGAAGCTGTGGGCTGAGTATCTGGATGGCATTGCCAAGATTACTGTTTCGGTGGGGGGTTAATAGGGTCTGACACCTTAACGCTATTCCCCAGCAGTCAGACCCTATTGGGGAAACAGGTCTCCGATTTGGTCGGTGATGATCTGGCGGTAAAGGCTGATGGCTCTGTGGTTGGGACATTCCATTATGTCTCCGACTATACAGAGTTTAGTAGCGTCCCGGAGGAACAGAGCGGGTATTATTTCCCGTTCCACCTGACCAAGACAGGGACCAAAATGACATTCAAGAAAAACGGTTCTCCAACAAAGGAAAACATCCCGTTTGACGCAGATATTGTTTTCAGGGTGAGCAAGGATGACACTTTCGAGGTGCTTGTTGATGATTCCAGCGTGGTGAAATTTACCTTTACAGGGGCAATCTTTGAGCCACAAGGCAAGGCCAAAGTCCGGTCAAAACGATAAAAGGAGGGCGGCGTGATGCTGGAAGAAGTTTTGCAGAGCCTGAACAACTGGTTTCTGGTGCCTGACGGCATCCACACCGGAGAGTTCACGGTGCAGGACGGGCGACTCACGCTGCCCTTTCTGCAAACAGGACAGTATTTCCGGGTGGTGGGGTCTGTCTTTAATGACGGGCTTCACCAATACCCGGCCACAGACATGACCGGCGAGACGTTCACTGGCGCTGTATGGGCGCTGGCGGTCCCAAAGGCTGTTATTACTCTAAGCGATGAAATAGCGGCCTGGAACGAAAAGAACGGAACCCCAGGGCCGTACACGTCGGAATCGTTTGGTGGCTACTCCTACAGCAAAGCCACCAATTCCAGCGGCGTGACTGTAGGCTGGCAGGACGTATTTAAGAGCCGCCTGAACGCATGGCGGAGGATTGGAGGGATTATATGAGCCTGCTGGATGATTTTGCCCGCACCTGTGTCTTGATGGAGAAAAAGCGTGTGCCTGACGGCGCTGGCGGGTACATGGTGCAATGGGAAGAGGGGGCGGAGTTCACAAACTACCAGGCGCTGGACACCTCCATGGAGGCCAGGATCGCCGAAAAAGAGGGCGTGACCAGCCTCTATTCCGCTCTGGTAGACAAGGATTTCCCGATTGAGTACAACGACGTATTCAAGGACACGGAAACCGGACAGACCTACCGCGTGACCTCCAACCCAGAGGAAAAGGTTGCCCCTCGCTCGTCCACACTGCCTCTGAAATACTTTACGGCGGAAAGGTGGGCGCTGACCACATGATTGATTTGCGACAAGGCGACTGCCTGGAACTTCTGAAAGACATCCCAGACGGCAGCGTGGATATGGTACTGTGCGATCCCCCATACGGAATTGATTATCAGTCACAGTGGAAAAAGAATAAATCGGAATGGATGCCAAAGATAAAAAACGACAAACGGCCATTTACAGACTTTATTCCGCTGATTAAGCGAGTAATCATGCCAACCGGATGTGTAATGGTTTTCACAAGATGGGATGTCCAGCAGAAATTCATTGATGAAATGAACGCAAACGGGCTAAAGGTGAAAAATGTTCTGATTTGGGATAAGGAAATTCACGGAATGGGCGATTTGAAACATTCCTTTGCAAGCCGTTACGAATCAATAATTTTCAGCAGTGAAAAAGGATTTCTGTTTAATGGGAAACGTCCACAAGACATCATCAAATTCCGCCGTGTTCTTCCAAGCGAATTAGTACACCCAAATGAAAAACCTGTTGGCTTGCTGGAATGGCTCATTTCAAAATGCGCGAGACAACATGGAACAGTTTTTGACCCGTTTATGGGAAGCGGTTCCACCGGAGTTGCCTGCGTAAACACGGGCCGAAACTTTGTCGGTATGGAATTAGACCCCGGATATTTTGAAGTGGCTCGAAAGCGAATTGAGGACGCACAAAAGGCGGTGGGCACATGACCAAGAACAAAGCCCTTTATGCCTGGTTCAACGATGGGGAAATCCCGTTTTACCGTGCGTCCTCTGTCCCTGACGATGTGCTCATGCCCTATGGCACCTACGAGTACACCGACGGGGCCTTTGATACCGGGGAAATCGGCCTGACGGTCAACCTATGGTTTCGCACGGAGAGCGAGGCTATTCCAGATGAAAAGGCCAAGGAGTTGTCCAAACGCATTGGCTACGGTGGCGTGTACATCCCCTGTGACGAGGGGTATATCTGGCTGAAACGCGGCTCCCCCTGGTGCCAGAGCCTTGTGTACCAGGATGACCCGGCAATAAAAAGACGATACATCAACATCACTGCTGAATACCTGACATTCAGCTAGAAAGGAGGCCCTTATGGGTAAATTTACAGTCATCCCGCAGAGCACCTTTGAGGAAATGCAGCTTGACGCGGGGGTTGTTCTAAAGAAATTTACTCCATCTACGCCAACGGCGCCGGAGGATGCTGACATTGTGTGCCCCACCACCGGCGGCATCAATATTTCCTGCGTTCCTACCTATTCCGACATGGGCGAGGATGTGGACAACTGTCCGACCAATATGATGGAACTGAAGCATCTGGACGGCTGGGAGTGCAAAATGTCTTTCACCTCACTCGGCACGTCCCCGGAGTCTATCCGGTTGGCGCTGGGCGCAGCGGACATTGGAACTTCCGATACTACCAAAGTCACACCTCGGCGGGACCTGAAGCAGACCGATTTCTCCGACCTGTGGTGGGTAGGAGACCGAGCGGACGGCGGCATGGTTGCCGTGTGCCTGAAAAATGCACTGTCTACCGGCGGCTTTACGCTCCAGACCACGAAGAACGGCAAGGGGCAGGTCTCTGTGGAGCTGACCGGCCATGTGTCCATTGACGCGCAGGACACTATGCCCATGGAGTTTTACAGCGCCGCGCCTGCCGGGGAGGAAAGTACCTGATGAAACTGTCTGAACTGAGCACCGAGCGGGCAGCGGACGTGCTGTGCGAGGTTACGCCCTATATTGCCAATATCACCGGAGACAAGGCCCTCCTGGATGAGCTTGCAATCAAGTTTGACAGCAAGGGGAAAAGCGTTGCGGAGCTTTACACCTTCTCGGCCCATAAATACGCTCAGCTTGTCCCAATTCTGCTGAAAGACCACCGGGCGGACGTGTTCGGTGTATTGGCGGCGCTGAACGAAACTACAGCGGAGCAGATTGGAAAACAGAAGGTCATGGAGACCATCAAGCAGGTTGGTGAGCTGTTCCGAGACAAGGAGTTGCTGGATTTTTTCAAATCGTTTGGGCGGGAGGAAAAGAGCGAGTAATCCTCTGCCTGCTAGCCGTGCGGGGCATGGGGGTGCGGACCATCCTGGCGGCACTCCCTGCCCTCATCAATCAGGCGGAAAAAGAACAAGCGTACCGGGTTTATGTAACAGACGCCTTGAAAATCATCGGGGAAAACACGGCGAAATACGCTGGCGGTTCTTATATGAAGGTCAGATACCTGGATGTTGAGAACCCGAAACCGGAGGAAACCAGAACACCGGAAGAAGTAATTGCACACATGAAACAAAAAATCGCCTCTGTCTAAGAGTTGACAGGGAAGGGCTAAGTGGTGCCGTGAAAGGAGGCGGCACTCATTAACCTATTTGATTTATTCGCAAAAATCAGCCTGGACACCGGGGACTATGAAAAGGGTCTTGAAGATGCAAGCGGTAAAACGTCGTCCTTTGCGGATAAGCTGAAAAATGGCCTTGCAACAGCGGCAAAGGTTGGAGCGGCCGCTTTGACTGCTGCTGCATCTGGTGTTGCATTTCTTACAAAAAGTTCGCTTGAACAATACGCTGAATATGAGCAGCTTGTGGGTGGCGTTGAGACGCTGTTTAAGCAGTCGGCTGATATTGTTCAGCAGTACGCCGATAACGCCTACAAAACGGCAGGCATGTCGTCAAATGAGTACATGGACACCGTGACTAGCTTTTCCGCCTCACTCCTGCAAGGTTTAGGTGGTGATACCGCAAAGGCGGCGGAGGTGGCGAACCAGGCCATCACTGACATGTCCGACAACGCTAACAAGATGGGCACAAGCATGCAGATGATCCAGAACGCCTATCAAGGGTTTGCCAAGCAGAACTATACCATGTTGGATAACCTAAAGTTAGGCTATGGTGGCACTCAGGAAGAGATGGCCCGGCTTATTAACGATTCTGGGGTTTTGGGCGATGCGTTTGTCGCCACGGCCAACAATATCAATGAAGTGTCATTTGACAAAATCATTGAGGCCATCCATGTTGTGCAGACCAACATGGGGGTTACGGGCACCACAGCGGCGGAGGCGGCCAGCACCATTGAGGGCAGTGTTGCCTCGGCAAAATCGGCGTGGACAAACCTTATAACAGGCATTGCGGACGAAAACGCCGATCTTGATACACTGATCGGGAATTTTGTGACAAGCGCTGAGACAGTGGCGGGGAATGTTGTCCCTCGTATCACACAGATTTTGTCTGGTATGGGGACAGCTATTGAGCAATTGGCTCCCATTCTTGCGGCAGAGGTACCAACGCTCATTGCTTCCGTCCTCCCGTCCATCGTGAACGGCGGGGCGCAACTACTTGTTGGACTTGTGACAGGGCTCGTCAGTGCTCTTCCGCAACTGGTGGCAGCAGTTCCGGGGATTATTGATACGATGATCACAAGCATATCAGAGGCGCTTCCACAAATCCTAAATGTGGGAGTGCAGCTTCTTGATCAGTTGACCACCGGTATTGAGACGGGTCTGCCCGATATGGTGTCCCGCATTCCAGAAATCATCACACAATTTCTGAATTACATCACAGAGCAGCTCCCAACGGTTCTTGACAAGGGTGCGGAACTGCTGAACAATCTCGTGAACGGCATCCTCGGGGCCATACCGGAAATGACTGCGGCCCTACCGGAAATCATCACCGCCTTTGTCCAGTTCATCACGGACAACCTCCCGACGATTATTGAATCGGGAATCAACATCCTTTTAAACCTAGTTTCCGGCATCATCGGCGCAATTCCGGATCTTGTCGCATCCATCCCGCAAATCATCAGCGCAATAACGACGGGCATTGCCAGGGCGCTACCCAAAATCATCCAGTCCGGCGTTTCGCTGCTCCAGAAATTTATTGAAGGCATCCTTTCCAATATTCCCGCGCTGGTGGCCGCTCTTCCCCAGATCATCAGCGCCATTGTGGAGGGCATCGGGGCGCTGATTGGCGGCATTGTTGACGTGGGCAAGAGCATTGTGGAGGGGATCTGGAAGGGCATCCAGGAAATGGCTGGATGGATTTACGACAAGGTTACAGGGTTCTTTTCCGGCATTGTGGACGGTGTGAAGGACTTCCTTGGAATCCACTCTCCCTCTACGGTGTTTGCCGACATGGGCAAAAACATGGCTCTTGGTCTTGGACAGGGCTGGGACAATGAATATGACCGTATCCGCCGGGATATCGAGGGTGGTATGGACTTCGGCACCGCAAGCGTGGACTTTGCGTCGTCCGGGTTGGGTGTGGCGTCCGCTGGTATGGTCAACGGAGTTTCAGCATCTGTGCAGGGAGCAGGGATGTCTGGAGGGAGTATTACAGTTAATCTAATGATGCCTGACGGCACCAAATTCGCCTCCTATCTGCTTGGCCCCCTGTCTAACTACGCAAAGGCAAACGGTACGCCAATTCTCCACCCAACGTAAGGCGGTGAAAACACGTGAATCAACTTGTATTGGATACCACAGGCACACCAGTTACCTTGCCGGAAAGCCAAAAGGGCGGCTATATCGCAGAGTTAAAACCGCTTTCCGTAGATGTGGAGATGGTCACCGGCAGGATTGTAAGAGAACTGCGCGGGAATGTATGGGTTTTGCGCTACCAATATGGATATTTCACGGATCAAATGAGGAACTCCGTGCTTTCCGCATGCGAAAAAGGGAGAGGACAGGCCATTACATGTTTGTTCCTTCCCCCGCACTCTGAACAGATGATCACATCAAAATTCATGGTAACAGAGCTGACCTATCCAAAATTTATGTGGAGCCGTCAAGTTATGGGTGAAATTGGTGACGAAGATGGAGAGCCCATAGAAACCCTTGTTCCCGTCCCAATGTGGGGTGATTTCTCGGTAGAACTAAGGGAGGTGAAACCCAGTGATTAGTTCGACCACAGCGTATCAGGCAGCGATTGTGGGCGACACCAGACGGATCTATTTACAAGCAGTCATAGATATTATTGACCCGGATATTACCTATGGCACAGTATCCAGCTCCGGCATGGCTAACGTATGCAAGTCGGAGCAAATTCACGACAAGGAGATGGAGATTGTTCCATACGCTACGCTTGAGGCTAACCGCTGGGCACTCAACGGGCAGTTCAAGCTGTTTCCACTCCATGGGGCCGATCATATCGGCTTCCTGGGGGATACCCTGTCCGGCGCGGATGGGGTGTTTTCCCCAGCGGTGTGGGTAGAGGAGCATTTTTCCAATGTCTCCATCCTTCAGGCGTGCTCCATCTACTTCCCATCAGCGGATTGGGACGGAGTGCCCGCCGACTTTACTGTGGAGGTCATGCAGGGCAGAACGGCCTACTACACCAAGACAGTGGCCGGCAATACTGCGTCCAGCATTGCATTGGACGGATTCACCGTTAACAACCCGGACGCTATTCGGGTGACGGTGACCAAATGGTCGAAAGAAAACCGCCGTATACGGATACCTGAAATTATTCCGGGCCTGTATGAGAAGTGGACAGGAAATGAGATTGCCGTGTTTTCTCTTAAGCACCAGGGGGACGTATCCTGTATGACACTACCGTATGGCACATGTACCATCAAAATGGACAACTTGAGCCGCCGCTTTGAGCCGCGAAGCAAAAATGGCGTATTCCAATCCATCGAAGAGCGCCAGGGCATCCCGGTCTCTATAGGAGTACGGCTTTCGGACGACACGGTAGAGTACAAGCCAGCCGGCGTGTTTTATCAGTACTCCGGCGGCTGGAAAACCGGAGACAACGGCCTGACCATGCAGTGGGATCTGGTCGATATTGTTGGCCTTTTGGCTGATCGTGAGTTTATCCCGCCGTCCATCCTGCCTACCACCCTGTCTGGCTGGATTTCCGCCCTAGTGGCCCAGATGGGAGAAAATTTCGCGGGCATGTACGCGGTAGACCCAAACTACGCAAGCGCGGAGGCAAGCGTCCGCGTGGCTGACGATGTGGTTGGTATGACATGCGGGGATATATTGAGATATGTCTGCATGGCGACGGGTACGTGGCCCAGGGCGGACGCAGAGACCGGATACCTGACCGCCGAACCCATGTGGAACCAGGGGAGTAAAATCACCCTGGACAACTTAATTGATTATCCGACCATGAAAGCCAACGCCGATATTGCCGCCTTGTTTTTTACGCTGAACGATGGGGACGACACCCAGTATGTGGTATCCGGGAACTCCACTGCCTCCAACGAGACAAAATCCATCCAAAATCCGTTTATTAAAACGCAATCCCAAGCGCTGACTGCTGCGCGGGCAATCCTGTCCACCTACGGTGGGAACAAACTAGAGATTGTAGGCCGTGGAGACCCGGCCTCTGAAATTGGGGATGTGGATACGGTCTGGTTGAATGAGAGCACCGCAACCACGGGCCGCAGAATACAGCAGGACTTATCTCTCCAGGATGGAGTCCTCCGCAATTGCTCCAGTGTGCTGCTCCAGGCTGATGGAATCTTCCTTTATGATGGCATGGAGGTGATCACCTCCAGCGGCGTGTGGACAGCACCAGCCGGGGCCACACAGCTACGGATTATCCTGGTAGGCAAGGGGGAGGGCGGAGGCCATGGAGAGCCTGGCACCATGGGCAGGCAGGAATCGGAAGACGGATATGGAGATAGTGAGCGTGGTGAATACGGCGCAGATGGTTCGGACGGCGTGGGTGGAAAGGTGTGGACAGCTACCATCGACATCAATCCACAACAGTCATTTGAGGTGTCTTTTGATGGTTTTAATACCATTTTTGGCCCTTACTCTAGCGCAAACGGTAATACATACCCACAGGGTTACTCTGATGTAGCCAGCGGCGAATCATACGCCCGCACCGGCGTAGCGTCACCTAAGCCAGGCAGCGGAGATGGCGGAGCCGGAGGAAAGGGTGGAGCTCCAGGCTATGGCGTGTATAAGCATTACACGTGGGAGGGCGGCGGCGCTACTACGTTTAAGGTGTATGCCGAGCCAGAGCCGGGGAAACCCGGAGTGGCAGGGGCACAGGGCTGTGCCGTTATCTATTGGGACAAGGAGGGGTGAGTATGTCCGAAACATGGACGCCGCTGGTTATTTCGGCCAGTTTTGCACCCAACCCCGTATCAGTCGGGCTACCCACCGTCCTGTCTGTCGTAGTCATCGACGCCCAGGGCGGAGAGCGGGAGGACCTCTGGCACAGTGGCGAGGTCCAGGCTGGGGAGGTGTAGTGCGTGGCGATTACCCAGGTGCGGGCGCAGTTCAATGGTCAGTGGTACATGCTGACCTACAACGAAGACGCCAGAGCCTATCAGACGGCTATCACGCCGGATACATTCTCCGGCGGTCAGCCGGATGGGTATTACGACGTAACGGTAGAGGCTATCAACGACAGCGGCGTGGTGGTGACTACAGACGGGGACAATCTGCCGGGCCTTCGGTTGGTGGTGCGGGAGACCATCCCGCCCATCCTGACCCTGGTATCCCCGGAGGCGGGCTATGTGACCACTAACACGCCTGCGGTGACGTGGACCGCCCAGGACAACGATGGCGGCTCCGGTATCGACCCGGACAGCGCCATAGTGAAGCTGGACGGGAAGGCAGTTCCGGCGGAGCAGGTGTCCGTCACGGCGGGCGCAGGCGGGACGTATACCATCACCTATACGCCAGGGACTGCTCTGGAGGAGGGGCCGCACACCGTCCAGGCGGGCATCAGCGACAACGATGGGAACGCAGCTACGATGGAGGCAAACTACATTGTAGATACCGTACCGCCTGTGCTGTCCGCGTTGCTGTCCTTCGAGGAGGTGGTAACGGATGCCTATACGGTTACCATTACGGGGCAAACCAACGATGCCACCGCTCCTCCAGTGACCATGACAGTGATGGACAACGGGGCGGTGGCGGGACACCCGGCCGTTGGGCCGGATGGACGATTTTCCATCCTCCTGAATCTGGAGGTTGGGGAGAACAACGTCACGGTCGTTTCCAAGGACGGGGCGGGGCTGACTACCACGGCCAGCTATTACATCATCCGCATGGTTACCGACCGAACACAGGATGATGTGGACGCCCTGAACGACCGTGGGACATACAACGCCTCTGATCTCAACCGGGTCAATACGGCCATGGCTTATCTGAACGGGTGGCTTTCGGATGCGGGATACGTCACCGGATATGTCGGCCAGGGTATTGCCTGGGCTATAGATGACATCCCGCTACAGGCACAGATGGCGGACTACCTGTCCAACGTTGGGGCGATCGGTGGCACGTTCTCCCTTGCCAACGCCCCAGCGCTCCCGGCCTCGATGGAGCTTCTGACCCATGAAGGGGCCAATCACATTGAGCGGGTTTTGGTGCTGACCGACCAGATCCGCGCCCGCTTGAAGCGGTCGCCATTTATGAGCGGCGAAATATTTTGTGGTGAGGTGTAACGATGCAAGACGGAATCATAGCTGGTAATGGAAACAGTCGGTATTTAAAAACGGTGGCGGCAGCGCTTTCCCTGTATCCTACCTATGAGGATTTTATCACGGCGCTGATCGCTGGGACATTTCCTATTGACCTGAACGGGATCAATGAGGCAGGGTGGTCGCAGAAGGGGACACCCCTGAACAAATTTACCCTGGTAAGTGACACCACAGAAACCAAGATATGGGGTTCAGCCGGGAACCATACAGTTGACCAGGTGTTCGGGAAGATACTTGGCTCAATCGGATATTATCTGATAAAGGAGTACACATCGCCGGGGAACTACACCTATACGTTCAACCGCAAACATGCAGATATTTTTGTGGTTGTGGTTGGCGCTGGCGGCGGCGGCGGTTCGCGTGGCGACAAAGGTGGTGGAGGCGGCGGAGGCGGAGCTGCGGCGTACTATCACATTTTGGACAGCGATAGCATCGAAAATAAAAATATTGTTATCGGGACAGGCGGTGCCGGGGCGAATGCATCAGTCGGAGACGGGGTTGAGAAGAGTGGAGGAAACGGAGGGACCAGCAGCGCTTTTGGGATTATAGCGCCTGGCGGGAACGGAGGTAATGGTAACGGTAGTGGCACGGGTGGAGGCGAACCTCCTTGGACAGGCGGTAGCGGAGGCGATGGGGGCTACAATACCGGGAAACCAGGTGAGGACGGTCCTAATCTTGATATTTTGGGGTTTAAATTTTTCTGCGGCGGCGGCGGAGGCGGCGGGGATGAAGCCCTTAATGACCCTCCTACATTAGGAGGGGCCGGAGGCGCTGGTGGGGGCGGTGCTGGAGGTGCGGGAGCTACCGGCCAGACCAATGCAACAAATGGTACTGATGGAACCCGCGGCGGTGGCGGAGGAGGTGCTGGAGCGGGATGGGCTTTCCGCTCCAGCGAGAATAAGCCCAGCGGTAATGGCGGTAAAGGTGGCGATGGATATGTGGCGATTTACGCAAGAGGTATTTCTTGATGAAAACAGTCTATTTAAATGAGGATAACACTGTCCGCGAAATCATCCCGGAATATGCACTTCCGCCGGAGAAGTGGTATAGCGAGGCATTTGCACGGCGCTGTGTAGAGGTACAGGACGATGTAGAGCAGGGGTGGCTCTACAACCCCGAAACGGGACAGGCCGCCCCGGACACAAGACCGTCGGGGCCGGAATCGCCCTCGGCAGAGGACATTACTCTGGAGATGCTGGCCGACCATGAGGAGCGGCTTTGCATGTTGGAAATCACCACTAATACTGTCTAAGAAAGAGGGGAAGGACATGAACACGGTATTTAATCTCTGCAAGCTGCTTATTGACCGGGGCCGCACCGACGGCCTACAGGACAAGATGGATGTCTATCTCGCCGCCGACCGACTCACCCCCGAGGAGTACCAAGAGCTGGCCGCTCAACTGACCAAATAGAAAGCCGCCCTGTCTGGGCGGCAGAGGTCAATCCTTTGGAGCAAAGCGGGAGGGGGCTTCCAGTGGCTTCCCGGTGCGCCAATCGCGGTTTGGGTCGTGAGCGGCCCAAGCCTCCGCGCCGCACTTTTCGCACTTTTGGCCTTCCCACAGCCACTCGCGCTGACCGTTGACCCATGTGGATGGGCACACAGCTCCGCACTTGGAGCAGATTACAACGATATTCATAAGGCACCTCCACCATCACGTAAGAGAAAACCGCGGCGGCCCTGATCACAGATCCTTTGGGAGGTAAATCTATGGTCAAGAGGGATAAAGGGCCACCACGGCTGAAAAAAGTATACCACAAAACAAAAATGAAAGGAAGTACCACAATGAAAACCATCAACTGGAACGAGCTCACCCCCGCCTGCTACGCGATCGCCAATGCCAACGATGTGGATGTGGGTGTAGGCGGCAGCATGGTACAGAACAACATCCGCCACGGCAGGGCGGTGGACATCGGCGCGGAAAATCTGCCTGTAGCTTTCCGGCCTGACTGGGATGCCCTAGGAGCTAATGTAGATCTGGCCGCAGAGAACGACGAATTTAACGCCTGGATCAGAAAGCGCCAGAATAACGTCAAGTCCCTGGCCGCCCTGTGGAACGCAAATGACTATCAGGGCATGGTTGAGCTGATGGAGAACGCCGCCGACCCCGGCCCCATCAACGGCGAGAAGCCCAGCGACCATGAGTAAGCTCATTACATACATCCCGCTCTCGTCCGTGGAGCGGATTGAGCTGAGAGTCACCAACTGCCGCAAGACGCTCTCTCAGGTCAAGGCTGAAACAAAGGCCCATTACGTGCTCAATGGCGGCATGTGGAACCCAGACGGCTCGGCCTGCCCGCTGCTCAAGGTGGGCGGGGTAATGCGCTCCGGCACGCCCTGGAGGGCGATGGGCTACGCCTGGGATAAGGGCCCCGACATCCACATGACCTCCGAGTACGAGGGAGCGGATAACTTTATCGCGGTGACCGCCCTCGTTACCTCCGGTAAGCCGGTGGATAAGCCCTCCTACGGATCAGCCCAGGGAGACAAGAGGGGGCGGAGCGCTATCGGCCTGCGCGGTGGCAGTCTGGCCCTCTACTGCTCATCGGATGGCACCGACGCAGCAACGCCGGAGGCGCTGCGGGACGAGCTGGCCGGGCTGGGCTGGGCCTCCGCCGTTATGCTGGATGGGGGTGGCTCCAGCCAGTGTGACTTTGGCGGAGAGCGCATCACCGCCAGCCGCAAGGTGCATAACTGGATTTGCGTGTATCTCAAGCAGGCGGAGCAGACACCGCCGGAAGAGGAGGACAAGCCTATGAGCAAGCACACTGTATGCCTTGACCCCGGACACGGGCCGGGCAACGTCAACGGTTCCCCGGACGGCACCTACAAAGAGTGGGAGTTTACGTGGGACATGGCCCAGCGTATCAAACCGCTGCTGGAGGCCCAGGGGGTGGGCGTGGTGCTCACCAAGACAACGGACAACTACCCCAGCCTGACGGAGCGGGCCAACATCAGCAATAAGGCGCAGCCGGATTGCTTTGTGAGCATCCACACCAACGCCGCCGGGGAGGGAGGCTGGTCAAGCGCGTCCGGGCTGGAGATCTACACCAGCGCCGGGCCCATGACGGCCCAGCGCAATGTGCTGGCCTCCAAGCTGGTCAACGCCTTCCACGCCGCCGGGGTGTCCCTGCGGAGTAAACCTATCAAGCACAAGCTGTATACTGTGCTTGCCAAGACCGACGCCCCCGCCGCGCTCATTGAGTATGGCTTCCATACCAACAAGATGGACACGGAGTATCTCAAGGATAGCAAGTACCGGGACAAGCTGGCCGAGGCCACCGCAAAGGGTATCTGTGAGTTCCTGGGCGTAGCGTGGCAAGGCGAAACGGGAGAGGACAATGCGGAGGACACCCCGGACATTTGGGCCGCTGATGCGTGGCAGAAGGCCAAGGACAAGGGCGTGCTGGATGGCACCCGGCCCCGCGATAATATGACCCGGCAGGAGCTGGCCGTCGTGCTGGACAGGCTTAATCTGATTTGATGGAGGTACATATCATGGACATTTCTTCTTTGGGCATCACCGGAGTGGCGGTTATCACTGTGATCTGCTTCCTGGTCGGGCAGTTGGTCAAGGCCACCGGCCTGGACAACAAGTGGATTCCCATCATCTGCGGTGCGTTTGGCGCGGCGCTTGGCATCCTCGGCATGTTTATCATGCCAGAGTTTCCAGCCTCGGACTATTTGACCGCCGCCGCCGTTGGCATCGTCTCCGGCCTTGCGGCCACTGGTATCAATCAGGTCTATAAGCAGTTGACTAAGGAGGGCTGATGCCCATGGAGTGGGTAGGCCCACTGATTTCCGGGGCTGCCGTGGTTCTGGTGGCGATCATCGAGGCTGCGGCGGCCCGAGAGCGGAAGCGCATCAAATCTGACAACCAGAAGAGCGATGCCCTTATGAATGGGGTACAGGCCCTGCTAAGGCGCGAAATCATTGCCGAGTACAACCACTACTCCGAGCAACGTTATATCCCGATTTATGGGATGGAGAACGTGCTGGACATGTACAATGCCTACAAGGAGTTGGGTGGGAATGGGATGGCGGCAAAACTGGTGGAGGCACTGAAACAACTGCCCACTGAGCCGCCGGAGGACGAAAGGACGTGACTGAATGAGCGCAAGGGCGAAGTTACCGGATCCGCTGGATAAGCTCTTGCGCTCTGAGCTGGAAACGGCCATCAAAGAGGCCTCGTTGTATCGAGACGATGAGTTGATAGCCCGCCGGTACATTATCGAAAAATGGCCGCAGATGGATATTGCGGCAGAGCTTGGATGGCGTAGGGCAACGGTAGGCGACCACATCAAGAACATCTTGCCCCGCGTGTCCGACGTTGCAACCAAGCTATACACAATCCGTACATAAGACGTACATAACCCCGACTGGAACCGAACCCAGCCGGGGTTATTTTATGCGACAATATAGACATGGAGGACGTGAGGATACAGGGTTGGTACACGTCGCCGCCCTCCTCACGGACTCCTTATTTTTGTGGACAGGACGTGTTTGAGATGACTTTGATTGAGAGGATGGTAGCCGCTGGCATGTCCCGTGATTGTGCCGCTGAAACAGCGATGTGGTACATGGCACAGGGAGATGACGATGGACTGGAGGACTATGTGATCGCGCTGGAGACAAGCCATGTGGAGAAACCATAACGAAAACCCCGATGGACGCAACGTAGGGGACTGCACCATCCGGGCCATTGCAAAGGCCCTCGGACAGAGCTGGGAGGAGACCTATGTGGGCGTCGCCATCCAGGGCTACATGATGCGGGATATGCCGTCGGCCAACCATGTGGGGGAGCCCTCCCGGCGCAGCCGTTGCTTTGACCGGGACATGATACCCAACTCCTGCCCGGACTGCTACACGGTGGCCGACTTTGCCGCGGAGCATCCCGAAGGCACCTATATTCTGGCCCTGTCCGGGCATGTGGTGTGCGTGCAAAATGGAGACTGGATTGACACCTGGGACAGCGGCGGGGAAATACCGCTCTACTACTGGCACAAGGAGGCGTAACCCATGAGCTACCCTTACTATGGATACCAGCAGCCGCAATATTACCAGCCGCCCATGCCGGATCAGCTTGCACAGCTCCGTGGGGCGCAGTTTCAGCCCATGCCCCAGCAGATGCCGCAGGCACAGCCCCAGCAGGCGCAGGCCAGCGGCCAGAGCATGGTATGGGTGAGCGGTGAGGCGGAGGCAATGGCCTATCTGGTGGCCCCTAACAGCGCCGTGGCGCTTTGGGACAGCAACTCACCCACCATCTATCTCAAGCAGGCGGATGCCAGCGGGAAACCGTCCATCAAGGTCTATGACCTCGTAGAGCGCACCAGCGGGGCCAGAACGGCGCAAGCCCCACAGGGCGTGGAGTTTGCCACAAAGGCCGATCTTGAGGCCCTGGCGGCCCGTGTGGACGCGCTGGCAGCTCCGAAAACGACTGCAAAGAAGAACGCGAAGGAGGATGCAGAATGAATCCCTTTTTCGGAGTCATGGGCGGCGGTGGCCGCCCCAACATGATGCAGCAGTTTCAACAGTTCATGCAGCAGATGAAGGGCAAAGACCCAAATGCTATCATCAATGAAATGGTCTCAAGCGGAAAAATCTCGCAGGAGCAATTAAACCACGTCCAACAGCAGGCCCAGCAGATGTCGGGCATGTTTGACGGCATGCGGGGAATGTTCGGCAAGTAATCAAAATCCCGGCCGGGTTTTGAAAATAAAACAAAGGAGAATTTACATGAGTCTTTCTTCTGACGGCGGCACCGTTATGACGATGCCGGTTCAGCCCGCCTATCAGGGCGGCAACGGCGGCTTTGGTTGGGGCGGTGACTGGTCCAGCTGGATCATCCTGTTCCTTATCTTCGGCCTGTTCGGCGGTTGGGGCGGCTATGGCGGCTTCGGCGGCGGGAACGGTGTGAACGGCCCCGGCTTCCAGGGGTACGCTACCCGTGCCGATATCAATGAGGGCTTTGCCCTGAACGGCCTCCAGAACGGCCAGACCTCCATCCGGGACGCCGTGACCAGCGGATTCCACGGTGTGGATACCGCTGTGTGTAACCTGGGCTATCAGACCCAGGCGGGCTTCAATGCCCTGGGTGCTCAGTTGGCTTCCTGCTGCTGCGACACCCGGGAGGCGATTCAGGGGGTGCGGTACGACCTCGCCACCACCGCCTGCGCTACGCAAAACACCATCCAGAATACCACTCGGGACATCATCGACAACGCCAACGCCAACTCCCGGGCAATCCTGGACTTCCTGACTCAGGATAAGATTGCTACTCTGACGGCCGAAAACCAGAGCCTGAAGTTCCAGGCTTCTCAGGCGGCCCAGAATGCTTTTATTACCGCGAATCAGGAAGCCCAGACCGCCGAGTTGATCCGCCGCATCAACCCCATGCCCGTGCCTGCCTACCAGGTGCCCAACCCCTATACCGGCTGCTGCGGCTACAATAACTGCGGCTGCTAAAACCCAATACATCAACTTCCGAGGATTCCTTGGATGTTCGGCCCCGTGCCGATTTTGAACCATGCGGCGGGGCAATAGCCTCGCCGCTTATTTTAACCTGGTCGATTTCGACCACTTTAGAAAGGAATGATTTTATGGCTGAATTTACTGGCGTATTTGTTCAGCAGGTGGCCGCCGGGCAGAATGTGTCCTTTACTGAGACGCCTGTCAGTGGCTCTAACTGCATTGTCCACCGGGATGGCGCTGGGATTGTCACCCTCCGGGGGCAGACCAACCAGTGCCGCGCCCGCTACAAGGTCGTGTTTGGCGGAAATATTGCGATTCCCACCGGCGGGGCAGTTGGCCCGATTTCCCTGGCGATCGCCGTTGAAGGGGAGCCACTGGGCAGCGCTACCGCCACGGTGACCCCCGCCGCAGTAGGCGATTTCTTTAATGTATTCGCTGCGGTATTTGTTGAGGTTCCGCGCGGCTGCTGCGTGACGGTGGCAGTACGCAACATCAGCACAGAAACGATTGAGGTCAGCAACGCGAACCTCATTGTTGAGCGCGTAGCCTGAAAGGAGAGGATACTATGAAAGCACTATACGAGCTGAAAGAAAAATTCGAGATGGAGCTGGAAGAGCTGGCCCGGAAGGGTGAACTGGGTGCGGGCGACCTGGAGCTGGCCCACAAGCTCACTGACACCATTAAGAATATCGACAAAATCTGTGCACTGGAGGAGGACGGCGGCTATAGCCGGGCCGGCGATTGGGAGGCCGATATGCGCGGTACTTATGGCCGCGGCTCCAGCTACCGTGGACGCAAGCGGGACTCTATGGGACGGTATAGCCGGGATGGCCGCATGGACGGTTATAGCCACCACAACGCCAGAGAGTCTATGATGGAGCTGGCCCGCGAAATGATGGAGAACACATCCAGCGAGAGAGAGCGCGAAGCCATCCGCCGGTTTATGACTGAACTGGAACGGGATTGATAGGGGGTGACCCCTTTGCTTGACCGCAAGGAGATAGATATTGAGATTGCCCGACTGGAATATGGGGAGAGCAGTTACCCGGCCTACGCTAAGCTTGCTAACCTGTATACCATTCGGGATCGGATGGACAGGGAGGTGCATCCAGCACCATACGAGGTATCCTACTCCGCTGCTCCGGCAGCCCTCGAGGATTCCTCGGTAGTTGGGGAATATGGAGACAGTGATTTCCTGCGGGCTGTCTCCGGTGTTGACCAGCACGACGCCTGGGCCATCATGGATGACCTGATGGACACGTTGCACACCGTCAATCCTCGCGTGTACGAGGGTGTAATGCGCAAAATACGGGCACTATAAATCTAGGCCCCCAAAAGAAGGGGGCCTAGACTTTTTTGCCAACTCGAAAAGACCTCAAAGGCGGCTCTTTGATTATATACATTAAAATTCAGTTCAACGATATTTAAATGGTCGGAAAATTTCCACCACCATTTCCACCGCCTTATGTTCCGTAATATGCTGTTTTTTGCTTTTATGATTATATGTTAGAGAAAAATAAAAATCCATGAAACCCTTGCGATATCAAGGATTCCATGGATTTCTTCTTTCGCCCTACAACCGGGCGTTTTGGTGGAGACGACAGAACTCGAATCAGTTTGTTTTTTAATCCTCTCGCCTTAGAGCCGCAATGTATATAGTTTAGCCAGTTTTTCGACTTCCACCACTATTCCCACCAGTGCCATCTAAGAGCGCAATCCCGCTATGCAACACTGTTGCATCTGTATGTGTATAAATATTAGCCGTTGTTTGGATGTCCGAATGCCCCATAAGTTCCTTTGCTACATTAAGCGGAACACCTGCACGTTGTAGATCTGTGCAAAAGGTATGCCTCAGGCAGTATGGGGTCAAATCCTTTGATACAGGGCCTAGCGTCCCCAGCTCCTTGCGGAAGCTTTTCCATGCCCTGCGCATGGCGCTCTCAGTTTGGATAACCCCATTTTGGTTCGGAAAAACCAGGGCGAACGGTTCGCCTTTTGCCTCCTTAAGCCGCCAGCCGAGATCACTATGGATGGGGATGTCCCGTATACCTGAACTTGTTTTCGGGCCTTTTACATCTCTGGAGCCGCTCTCTTTCGCTGTGTGGACGTGTATCTCGTTATGCTCGAAATCTACATCTGACCAAGTAAGGGCTGCCGTTTCTCCTGGTCTCATACCAGTATATAGTAATGTGAGCACCCATAATCCGGCCCGATGGTGCTCAGCAACAGCCAAAATGGCCTTGCGCTCGTCCTCAGTGATAGAGCGTCTTTTCCCCTCGTGATAGGTGGGCAGCTCCAGTAGCTCGGCGGGATCGTATGGGATAAGGCGGGATTGCCTGGCCCTGCGGAACATCTCCTGCAACACCATGCGCAGTTTTTTTACATGGGATGCAGAGCGCCCGGCCTGCCCGTTAAGGATGCGCTGGAGGTGCACGTCTTTAACATCCTTCAATTTCAAGTGACCAATAGCGGGCTTGATATAGTTATCGTACTTTTCATCGTACATTTTCAACGATTTAGCTGTGAGCCCTTTTGGCTCCTTGTAGAGCTCCAGCCATTGCTTATACCAAGCGTTGACGGTCATGGAGCCGCCTACGGTTTCCTCACCGCGCTTTGCGGCGGCCAGCTTGTCCGCTAGCTTTTTCAGTGCCTCCAGCTCCGTTTTCCCGGTAGCTTCATACTTTTTCCCATTGTAGCGAGCCGTTTTTCTGATGTAATCCATTGACTTTACCCCCCATTCTGGTAAAATAGAGGGGTGATATGGCGGCCAAACCTTATCACCCCTATGTGAGCCGTCCCTGGTGTTCCAGCACCGGGGGCGGTGTTTTTATTGCGCCTTTTTCAGTTTCTCCAGGATGGCGCTCTGGCCCTCTGCGAGCAAATTAAACCGCTTTTCAAATTTGGTTTCCATCATCATTACGGTGTTTTTGGTGATGCGCTGTTCAGCGTCCGCGATAATGGATTGGATTGCCTGCAAATCTTTTTCGTCCAGCATGCATAAAACCTCCTCGGGATTTAGTTATCAATGCTTTAATGCAGAGCAAATAGCTCCTGCTATCAGCGCTGCTGCAATCAAAAGGCCACATACTGCTGCGCCTATATTTGAAGGGATACAGCCAAACCCACCCAGCAAAAGAACAATAGTTAAAACGATATACCATGCACGCTTGTAAAAAGGTTTATATGGCTTTTGTATGGGGGCGTGCTCAGCAACCGAAGAGCGGGCGCTTTTTCTCTTGTGCTTTCCACCTATGCGGGAGGTGTAGGACATACCTGTACCAGGCGCAGAAACTCTCGTCGTTACTCCGGTTTTTGTGTTAATAGACACGCCACCAAACTTATTCCCAACACTGATCCCTGTGCTTTTCTTCCCCAGATTGAGCTTTACTCCTGGAGCTATTTTTATGCTCTTCCGAAAGCGGAATCCCATAAAATCACCTTACCTTACACATTTCTCGCAAGGAGTAAGGCCCATATCGGTAGCAGTCTGCATCGGCACTTCAAAATAAGTTCCTCCGTTGCACGTGCTATCATAATGGTACTTTTCGCCTGTCTGGGTGATATAAACCGGCCTTTCGGCGGCGGGAGTATCCAGGGTCACGGTAGACGTAGCACCATCCCATCCCACCTCTAATCCAAGCGTATCAGATACGGCGCGAACAGGGAGATATGTAGTCCCATCAATGGCAAACGGCTCTACAGCTTTCCCATTAGCGTCTACAAGAGTTACCCGCTTACCATCTAATGTAACTTTGATATCGTTGTAATCAAGAGCTACTGTTTTCTGTCCAACCGTAGCCGCCGCAGACCCAACTAACCCTACAACAGTAGCCGTAACGATGCAACCGGACACAAAACTTTTGATATTTCCCTTCATAATATATTCCTCCTCCTATCACCGCCCTCCAGCGGTTTGGCTACTAAAAATACAATTCTGTTTCTAGATTCCCATTCTGTTTGGCAATCGTAGGTTGATGTACCATATCATAAACACAGTCCAATAATCCGTTCTTCTCCAACGAAGCAATCTCTTGGCATATAGAAAATAAGCTGCCACAATTTGGTGATAACACATATTGCTTAAATAGAACTAACGTTCTATAATGATAAACAAGGGGAGCAAAATTCCCGACCAAAATATTGGTAAGGTACAAATTGGGAGGAGGGCGCGAAATGACGCCAAATGGAGAAAAAGTTGAAATGCTTAAAAAAGAAATTGAACTTGTCATGGAGCGGAACAGAAATGAAACATATCTGAAATCACTCCTTACGCGCGCCCTCGTCCTCGAAAAACTACATAATAAGTGATAAAAAAGGCTCCGGGAAACCGGGGCCTTATTTTTTTGTAAAGCCGTCTATCAGTTTTCTGATGGCGGCTTTTTCGTCGTCTTCCATAAACCAATATGCCTTAATAATCCGCTTAATCAGATCATCATCAGACATGTGGATCTGCTCCATGACTTCGAGGAATTCCTCGTCCTCGTCCCTCTGGATATGGGGATCTCCTTCCCCGGTACGTAGCCAGAGCTCGGAGATGTTAAATTCACGGCAGATGTCGGCAATGGTGCGATCGCTAGGAATGCAGTTTGGATCTTTTCCTAATTTGGAAATGTATGCTGGAGTAACGTTAATTTTACGGGCAAAATCACTTTTGTTTCCGCCCTTTTCTTCAACCACTTCCATAATTCGCTCAGCTATGGTTTTCACTATTTACACCTCCTACTCTGTACAACGAAGTATATCATGGAGATAATCAAAATGCAAGAGAAAAATTCAACTGGGTTGAAATAAATGCTTGACATTTAAACTTGGTTGATATATTATTGTACCAGGTTGAAAGCTTGTCAGGAGGTGAAACTATGCATGTGAATTTGGAAAACCTGGCCGATGCCCAGAGTATTGCCGACAACCTGGCCCTTCTCCCCAAAGAAGCGCTCCTCTATATCGCTGGATATGCTGAGGGGCGGCGGGACAGGCCCGCACGGAAACGCAAGAAGAAAGATAGCACCAATGGAGAAAAAGAAGCCCGCCCGTGACGGGGCGGGGCACGAAAGGAGGTGAGCGGGGTGAAGATCATCATCGAAGCTGATTCGAAAGAAATTGCTGACCTCGTACTTACACTACAAAGCCAGCGGAATCAAGATGAAATTGCTAAGAACTATACGATAGATATCTTTGGAAACAAATACCTCGATTACGAAAGTGGGGGCCGGGGATGTTCCAATGGATAGCTTTAGCTTTTGCGGCGCTTGAAGCAGGGTACATATTTATTTGTTGGTTCTTTGATGAGGAAATAAATGCGACAACGGTTTCTTTGCTTTCCGCAATAACGATTTTTTGGATAGCAATGCATTTCTTCGTTTCATAAGTTTAAAGGAGCACAACAAAAAGCGCCCCGGCCAGTGCACCACCACCGACCAGGGCATGACACCACGTATCGTAGCTACGAGGTATCGGAGACAGTATATCACATCCTCCGGCCTCTGGCAAGATTGGAGGATTTTTTATGACCAAAGATGGACAGCTCAACGAGAGCAGCACGAAGCGGGAGATTGAGAACCGCTTCACCAATGCACGCCGCGTCATGGACGACCTATGCCGGGCCTATTACGGGATGACTTGGGATGAGCATGAGCGGTTGCATGGGAAGGAGGAGAACGCAAATGAACGCACAGAGCGCAATCAGCCGAGCGATTGCTGAGAAACGGCGGCTGATGTTTGAGCGGCATGGAGGGATTATGTCCTCCACAGATGTGGCGCGGGAGGTAGGCTACTGCCCGCGGGCATCCAGCGGCGACCGCTGGGCGGCGGAGCATGATATACCCGCAATCCGCATGGGGCCTCGTAAGCGGGGCTATGAGACAGATTTGGTGGCAAAGGCCATCGTGCAGGGGAGGGGAATGGTATGAGCAAGACAAGATATGAGCGCCGCCGGGCCCGCCGGGAGGCTGTGAGTGCGGCAGTGTTTGCCGCCTGCATCGTG